CCGCTATTGCCAGTACACCTCAATAGGAGTGCGATTTCATAAGCACGGCGCTCAATATCGTCTCGCACGTCAAGGCTGCTGATACGCTCTTTAATTTCTTTAATCAGTTCTTTGTCGGTAAAAGTGGTCATTATGCTCCAGCCTCCGGTGCTTTTGGCATTACTGCCCAGTGAGTGATATTGACGTTTTCAAGGTCCCCGACCTGAAATGTCCACTGCCAGTCTCCGGTTTCTTTTTGTCCCCAGGTGTACCAGAGAGAACGCCAGCCAATTAGCCAGCCTTCTCCGTTAGCATCGAATAACAAAACACTTTCATTTGCTGGTGGCAGTTCAGTTGACACTGGTATTACTTTGTTTTCCAGTGCCGCACATTTAGCTTCAAGCGCATCGAATTTACGCACCAGGTATTCAGCATCCGTTTCATTCACTTTCAGATCTCGCGGTACACATTTCCCGCGAAGAAACCCTTCCATTTCGAAAACATTCATGCGCATTTGCGTAACTCCGATAATTCGTTAAAACGTTCCATAAACATCCCGTAGGCATGGCCTGGCGACAGTGGAATAACTTTGAACATCTCTGTTGCTGGGATACCTTCTAGTAGAGGCCAGAAAGAGCCATCATCAAGCCCAAGATCGCGGCGTTCGGTTGCCAGCATGATGAGATCGGCATATTTCACGGGCGTGCTCATAACCGGGGGTAACCCGTATTTCTCACGGATTACGGCGTCTATTTTTTCTTCCATCCGTTTATAGTCAGGAAGAAGGCGTTTCAGTTGCGCGGGGATGTCCTGACAATACGCTTCTGTTGCATCATGCATTAACGCTTCAAAGGCGAACTCTGGCGCCACAAGTTGACTGCACAGAACGGAATGCTGCGCCACGCTGTAAAAATCCGGCAAGTGTCCCGCGAAGCGGCAGATATTTGAAAGCGCACCGGCGATATCCTCGATATAAATATCGTCAATGGTGGAGTTGATATAATTGAACTTCTTACCGGTAAGAGTCTGGATAAAACTCATCGTTAGTTCTCCTTAATTGGTGCGCTGCACCGCACGATTTTTGGTTGCACGAATCCCTCGCCATAAGGCGATTAAAAGTTTTGGTTTCGTTTCAGTAAATGCCCCATCCAGAGGCACTTAGTGCAACGGGCGGCTGCCATCGCCAGTTATTTTCCCCACTCAATTGAAAGCGCGTTCCGGAGGTTTTGGACTTAACGAACTGGCACTTAATGACAAGGGACAGAACGCGCTTTCAGTTGAGTAAAAAGGTGGCTATTCATCAGAACATTGTCGCCTTCATTAGGTTTATCTGTTGAAGATCTGTAAGCCGCTTATAAATAAGTAGATATAAGATATTAGGAAAAGAAGAAGGACGTTATAGTTTTATTTGTGATGTGCAAAGTATATTTGAATAGAACCCGCCCAGCGGGTTCTAAAGTGTTTTAATGATTGTCGTGATAATTAATTGGCTCATCATTTTTTTGGTCTGGCATAGTTATGGACCACTTTATATTCTTTAGGCTGTTATGTTTTTTATTGACCTTAAGCTCTCTCTTTGCTTCAGAGATAATATCGTCTAGTAATACTTTTAATTTATCAAGTCTTGACTTGTGGGCATCTATCAACTCTATACTATCAAACACCCATTGTATAAATAGATTTTCTTCATTTTCAATGAATGAACGGATTTTATCCCCACACTCTTCTGTTAAGAATAATGAAGATAGCTCACCTATTCTACTGAGTTTTTCAAGCTCATTAGAGAAAGATTTGCTAAGGATTTCATTTTCTTCTTTTGATTTGTAACTAAAGTAGGTTGGGAATTGTGAAGCGTGATGTAACTCATGTTTATACCAATAGTCAGCTGTGTTTTTTAGAAGATAAACACAGTCAACTAATTACGTATACAAATCTATTCTTTTGTCCCACCATTTTTCTTTATAATAACGGCCGAGTGCATATCGCGCAGTTAAGTAAGCTGCGATTGAGCCTGTAACAAGTCCGATAATTACCTTTGATATAAGGTCATGCCAATCCATTTTTATTTTTCCTACATTATGTTATATAATTGTTCATATCATACAATTGTTGAGTATAGATGTCTCGTTATTCATCAACATTTACTCCTGTTAAATTAGGGGGAGTATGTATTAAAAATATTCATCTGGGTCGTCTAAATATTTTTGATAAACTAATAGCAATAACACTATCAGTATTGCCTGCCCTCACGTCGTTCTTGCTCTCGCGCGATTTTTAACTAAACACTAGCAGGATTTATCATGGTGCTACGCTACATTTACTTGTAGGGAGCTAAACAGATCATTGACGCTGAAAATATTCAAATTGTTAAAGAGCGAAGCGTCCTATGGGCGTTTTGTTGCTAACGAATCATCTTGGACTTCATATGCCCCAGGCGGCTACTTCGTGGGCATCCTGCCTGTTTGTTGTTTCGTTTTGGTACATTGTGTGTCCATGGGGTACATTGTCAAGTATAAAAAAACCTGCCGAAGCAGGTTCATAAATATTGATTAGGCCTTTATTTTGTATCTTCTTGGTTTTCCCGAGAAAATCACAGTGCCAATTATAGAGCAATTACCGTTAATCTTAATGTAGGGCTCAGGCCAGTTTGGGTGTAATGCTTTGAGATAACGCTGTGTTCCATCTTCTATCAATCGCTTGAAGGTGGTTTCGCCTGTATCGTGCATCAACGCAATAACGTCGTCACCGTGGCAAGCAGGGACTTCAGGATCAACAAAAATCATGTCTCCCGGACGGTACTCATCAATCATTGAATCACCAATCACCCGCAAGATATAAGTCATTTCGCCACAGGGTACAGGGCAGGGATAAGTTTCTGCTGTGCTCAAATCAACCTCAGAATAGCCAACTTCTTTCCATGCTCCGGCCTGTACCCATGATATGACAGGGACTAACGTTATTTGTTTGTTAGTGATTGAAACTTCAGGTTTTTTTGTGATGTTCGTTGTCTGGTGTTCTTGATCGAGCCATCCGATAGGCAGGTCGAAACATTTTTCAATGTGTCGTGCCATGCTGTCACCGATATTTTTAGTAGCACCATCTCCCATAAACCTGCTGGTCTGGGTTGGCTCGCGATCAATCATAGTGGCAAAGGAAGAATTCCCGCCAACACCATCTCTCAGTTTTCTGGCGTTAGACCGCCGGATGTCATGGATTGTTTTCATAACGAAATTAAAACCCTTGTACCGCTAAGGTACAAGTATCTTGAAGGTTCATTTCAATCATGTGATGTGTACACTGGAGGTACATATTGTATGAAAGCGTATTGGGACTCTTTAACCAAAGAACAGCAGGGTGAGTTGGCCGGAAAAGTTGGCTCAACACAAGGCTACTTACGGCTGGTTTTCAATGGCTATAAAAAAGCCAGTTTTGTGCTGGCTAAAAAACTTGAGCAATGCACGTCAGGTGCAATTACGAAATCTGACTTAAGACCGGATATCTATCCGAAAGATTAGCAGAACACTTTCAATTTTTAACCACAGAACGATGAGGCTAATCGTGGGTAAGCATCACTGGAAAATAGAAAAACAGCCTGAGTGGTACGTGAAAGCTGTCAGAAAAACTATCGCAAAGTTGCCGGGTGGTTACGCTGAAGCGGCTGACTGGCTCGATGTAACAGAAAACGCTTTATTCAACCGCCTTCGTGCAGATGGCGATCAGATTTTCCCGCTGGGATGGGCAATGGTTTTACAGCGTGCTGGTGGCACTCACTTCATTGCTGATGCTGTGGCGCAGTCTGCAAATGGCGTCTTTGTGTCTCTTCCTGACATCGAGGATGTGGACAACGCCGATATTAACCAGCGTCTGCTGGAAGTCATTGAACAGATCGGCAGTTATTCAAAACAGATTCGTTCAGCAATCGAAGACGGTGTAGTGGAACCGCATGAGAAGACAGCAATTAACGACGAGCTGTATCTCTCAATTTCGAAGCTGCAGGAGCATGCAGCACTTGTCTACAAAATTTTTTGCATTTCAGAAAGTAATGACGCCCGCGAGTGTGCAGCTCCGGGCGTCGTGGCGTCGATTGCTTCTGGTTGTGGAGAAACTAACGCATGAACAGTTTAACAACACACTACCGTCGCTCGCAACTGATTGTGAAGTGGCACACTGAATTTGGCCACCTGAACAGAGGTGATATGCTCACCTCAGAACAACACAGGTGCTCCAATGAAAAAAAGAAATTTTAGCGCAGAGTTTAAACGCGAATCCGCTCAACTGGTTGTTGACCAGAAATACACGGTGGCAGATGCCGCCAAAGCTATGGATGTTGGCCTTTCCACAATGACAAGATGGGTCAAACAACTGCGTGATGAGCGTCAGGGCAAAACACCAAAAGCCTCTCCGATAACACCAGAACAAATCGAAATACGTAAGCTGAGGAAAAAGCTACAACGCATTGAAATGGAGAATGAAATATTAAAAAAGGCTACCGCGCTCTTGATGTCAGACTCCCTGAACAGTTCTCGATAATCGGGAAACTCAGAGCGCATTATCCTGTGGTCACACTCTGCCAAGTGTTCGGGGTTCATCGCAGCAGCTACAGATACTGGAAAAACCGTCCTGAAAAACCAGACGGCAGACGGGCTGTATTACGCAGTCAGGTACTTGAGCTACATGAACCGCCCCGGGAATCCTGGAGACTAAACTTCCTGAGAAAGAGGTAAACAGGATGACTAAAAATACTCGTTTTTCCCCCGAAGTCCGTCAGAGGGCGATTCGTATGGTTCTGGAAAGTCAGGGCGAATATGACTCACAGTGGGCGGCAATTTGTTCCATTGCCCCAAAGATTGGCTGTACACCGGAGACTCTGCGTGTCTGGGTACGCCAGCATGAGCGGGATACCGGAGGCGGTGATGGCGGGCTCACCACCGCTAAACGTCAGCGTCTGAAAGAGCTGGAACGTGAAAATCGTGAACTGCGCCGCAGTAACGATATCCTTCGCCAGGCTTCCGCTTATTTTGCGAAGGCGGAGTTCGACCGCCTCTGGAAAAAGTGATGCCACTGCTGGATAAGCTGCGTAAGCTGTACGGGGTCGGACCGGTATGCAGTGAACTACATATTGCCCCGTCAACGTATTACCACTGTCAGCAACAGCGACATCATCCTGATAAACGCAGTGCCCGTGCGCAGCGCGATGACTGGCTGAAGAAAGAGATACTGCGCGTATACGATGGGAATCATCAGGTATACGGTGTGCGTAAAGTCTGGCGTCAGTTGTTACGGGAAGGCATCAGAGTGGCCAGATGCACTGTGGCACGTCTCATGGCGGTTATGGGACTTGCCGGTGTTCTCCGGGGTAAAAAGGTCCGTACGACCATCAGCCGGAAAGCCGTTGCCGCAGGCGACCGCGTAAACCGTCAGTTCGTGGCAGAACGACCTGACCAGCTGTGGGTGGCTGATTTTACTTACGTCAGCACATGGCAGGGCTTCGTCTATGTGGCGTTCATCATTGATGTGTTTGCCGGATACATCGTGGGGTGGCGGGTCTCATCGTCCATGGAAACGACATTCGTGCTGGATGCTCTGGAGCAGGCGTTATGGGCCCGTCGACCGTCCGGCACGGTCCATCACAGTGATAAAGGTTCTCAGTATGTATCGCTGGCCTACACACAGCGGCTTAAGGAAGCCGGATTACTGGCATCAACAGGAAGTACAGGCGACTCGTATGACAACGCGATGGCGGAGAGCATCAATGGTCTTTACAAAGCGGAGGTAATACACCGTAAGAGCTGGAAAAACCGTGCAGAAGTGGAACTGGCCACACTCACGTGGGTGGACTGGTATAATAATCGACGATTGCTGGAAAGGCTGGGCCACATCCCTCCGGCAGAAGCAGAAAAAGCTTATTATGCTTCCATCGGAAACGATGATCTGGCAGCCTGAGTTCACAGATAAAACACTCTCCAGGAAACCCGGGGCGGTTCATAAGTC